TGTAATTTCAAGGCTTGGGGCGTCAGCCTGACCTTGAACCTGTGACGATGTCTTCTGACCATAAACAGGAACGTTTACGATGTTTGCAGGAGTACCGATTGAAGGGAATTCCCGAACAGAAGGCATACGTAATACGTCAGTACCTGCAGTGCCAGAGGCGTACAAGGCTGCGTATTCGGCAGAGGTATCCGTTCCAGCAGGAATAGTCCCTGTAAAGACGTCAAGGTAAGTAAAAATACCCGCGCCCAGTGATGAAATATGTGCCATTTGTTATTCTCCGTATTTGGTAAATGGAATGAAGTAGGATGCGCTATAAAGCGAATTGTTAGAAGGGTCCAACCCTTCCATTGTTAAGTATGATGTTCCAAGGCTTGTGCCGTTGGGCAGTGTTTTGTTTTGAAGTACAATGTCTAGTAAGTCAGCAATAGCCATGAGTCGCCCTTGACCCCCACCTGCTTTTACAAACATTTTTACTGCAATTAAACCTTCTGTCTTTTTCTTGTCATCGTAGGCATAGTTGCTACTTGAGCTTGGTAGAACATTCAGTCGAATAAACTCCTGAACATTTGAACCTATACTACCTTGGTAGTTTGTAGGGAATGTGGGTATGCTATTAGCATTCCACGTTGCTCCACCAAATACTTGTTCTATGTCAGCTAATACATCATCAAACATTACGATCTCTCCTTAACAAGTATTGCGGTTACTGTGAAACCATTATCAGAGTAATCTGCAATATTGTAGACATCAGTGCCTACAGTCAAGGTATCGTAAACTGACAAGTCTGGGCCGAATTTCATAAGCGCCTCTACAGTAAACCCATCACCAGAAGGCTTTTTGGTAGACTGTATAATAACCTCTACAGAAGAGGTTGAAGCGGAAGAAACTACGTCCCGACTAGCAAAATCATAGTTAGAAACCCTCCGAGAAGAGAGTGTTCCAGTAACAACTAAATCCCCTACAGCTGTAAAAGCTTTATCTACAGCAGCACGAATTTTAGCGTTTAGTGACATTAATTTGCCCTCCACCACCCCGAGCCTGGCCCGGAAGTGCCTCTGCGGATTAATGGCCTGATTGGCTTCATAACTACAGAGGGGGAAATAGAGGTTCTAGTGACATCGCTATTACTATCAGTAAGGCTAATGGAACCTACGGAGATACTCTCAAAAGTTTGAGTAGTACCTGCCAGTAGATCCTCATTATTTACTAGGTGTAATGCTTGTTCATAGACAGCGGTTTTAACACGACTTGGTATTTCGTTTTGTGCTATTGTAACCTGAAGACCTAAGCGATCATCATTATAGATAGCATTTTTACGAGGCCAAGCTAAAGCCTGAGAGGAACTAACAGCAGACCCAATCCAAGCATGATTATCTACTAGTTGACTAGCAGTAACCAGAGCTTGCTCCTTGATCTCGTCTGTAGCAGAAGTCCATTCGGCACTGTCAATACGAGTCTCAAAGTATGTATCAGCATCTGCTATTTCTACATAACTGTTTGTATTAAGTACAAGTGCCATTAGTTCACTCTCTTATCATAATTAAGCGTGGAAGATAGGCAGGATGCCCAAGTTCAATGCGTCCATTTTACGTGCATACGAAGCGGCTGCGCCCATAGTTGCGTTAGTTGAGAAGGCAGTAGTTGAGCCAGCCCAGTCATAACCCATTGGGTGCATTGCGTAGCCCCAGCGATACCAAACGTTAGTGGAACCGCCACCCATGTAAGATGCCGCTGCACGGTCAACTTCAACAGGTGTTGGGATTGGCATAGCAGCAGAAGCTACAGTACCTGGCTTGATGATGAAGGTAGTCTTTGTAGACTGAGCATTCACTTCAGCTTCAGCGCTCAAGTTACCTTGATTTGCACGAGTCATAATCAAGCGGAATTTACCACCAAAGATTGTTGTGAACTCAATGTTACCTTCAGTAACAGTTGTTTCGTCAACCAAGTTGGCAGCACGCATTTCAGCCATAACTTCAGGAGAAGTAACCATGTACATGAAATCTGGTTCGTAATCTTTGAATGCAGCACCGATAGAACGGAACAAACGCTCACCACGGGCAGCGCCCATTGCAGTAGAGTCAAAGAGTTTACGTGCATCAGAAGCGCCAGTTGCGGCAGCGCCGTGAAGGCCAGCAGCGTTTACGTCAACAAAGGAGCCAACACCAGCGGTGTCAGCGTCTGTGTCAAAGTCTACGATACCGGAAGTTGTGCCGAGGCTAACTTCGTGAGCAGCAACACCTTTGAGGACACTCAAGAGAGCGTCATGTTCGTCTTGCGCACGTACTTCAGCAAAGTCACGAGCAATTTTAGCAAGGCCATCAGCTTTAGAAACTACTTCTTGCATGTTAACTTGCTCTGCACCGAAGGTACGAACAGTCTTAACAAAATCAGCAACGTCTGTAGACATACCTGTGTATGTACCGTCTGTAGCAGAAGACAAGGAAGCAACGTTTACTGTTGCTGAGAGTGGCTTGTACCAACGGAATTGACCGATGAAAGATTCGCCAGAAAGGTCGATACGCTGGTCAGCAGCAACGATACCTGTGCCATTCAGTTTCTTGGCAGTTGTGTATGCCTCGTCTGAGTAAGCGGAGATTGCCAGAGCGATATTCTGGAAGTCTGTATTTGTAATAGCCATTGTAGTTATTCCTTTAAAATGCTATAATAGTATAGTAATTAGTTTATAGGTTAAAGTTACCTAGTTTACCTTTTGCGGCAAGAGCTAGAATTTCTTGAGTAGTCATCTGTCCAATGGACTTTGCTACATCGGTTGAAGGCGCTCCAGCCGGATTGCCTGTACCTGCACCCGAGTTAGATTTAACACGGAACAGGAATGAGTTATCTTCGGACTTAGCATAAGCTTCAACATAGTCACGAATATCTGAACCTGTAGAGTGTACCCACGCCCCTTCTTCGTTTTGGACCAACTGCTCTACGATTTCTCTACGAGCCATGTCACGGGATTTTTCGTTACGGAATTCCATACCTGCAAGTGCTTGGTTTAGTACGTTATCACGAGACAGTTTTGTATTCTGTTCTTCAAACGATGCCAACTTAGCACGAGCGTCTGCAAGTTCCATTTCTAGGGCTTCTTGAAGTTTACCTTCTTCCTTCATTCGGGCGATGGTGTCTTCTTTTGCTTTTGCCTCTAGATCAGCCTTTAGTTTAAGAGCTTCATCTCGCTCTGAGGCCATCCGGTCCATATTAGCTTTCATCTTGGCTAGACGTTGTTCAACAATAGCCTCAATGTCATCCTTTGGGGGTTCAGGGGTTTCTACTTTTTCAGCAGTAGTTTCCTCTACGGGAGCTTCTACCACTTCTTCGTTTTCTACGATATTTTCTTCACTCATGATTTATCCTCTCTAGCACAGCTAGGGTTATATATGTAAATTTGTGTCACAGACACGGTTTATTCGTTAGGCCATAGCTATTACAAATATTATGGGCCAATACCATACCAGCTATTCCCCTCCTCAATAGGAGCTAAAATATCATTGTATGATAGAGCATCGGGTCCGGACTGCAGAAGTCCATCATCCTTGGCTCGTTGTAGGTATTTGCGATATGTCTTTCTAGACATACCAGACTGTCTCATCGCTTTGAGAGTCTTATCAATGGTGCCTTCCCTCAGTGCATCTGCATACAACTGACGTAAAGCGCCTTTCGCAGTAACTGCGTCACCTAAGTTTGTAAAGAAAGCATCGTGGATAGTTCCAGTGTCTACTTTATTCTTTCTACCCCAAAGGTGGAATCTTCTTACAAGCACAGCATCATTACTATGATTACCGTTAACGCCCAAGCCAATGGCAGAATCTTGTATAGATTGCTCTGACATTAGCTTACCGTCACGGGAAGGTGCTTCGTATATGTTATAAACTTTCTGCCCAGTTATCGGGTCTGTAAAGTCTATTCTTACTTGTTCCTTGACACGATAACGTTGCATCATTGTTTTACCATCGAATGTTACCCAAGGGATATCAACCGACTCAGATTCACGAACATAGTCTTTCGCAACATCTTTCCAAAACTTAATGAACTTACCTGTAACAGGAACTTGTTCTTCGAGATGACCGGACATAATCTTAGATATCTTCTCAAAAACACGGGTACCTACAAGGTCGCCTGTTTCATCACGAAGTTTATATAAGAATGTGTGCATGTCTTCTGAACTCTTTACACCATCCCTAAACTCTGCCTTGGCAATGTCATGTAGGGACTCGGTAATAGGTTTGCCTTGTTTAGAGGCTAAAACCACATCTCTTTTGATATCACGCAGTTCGTCTATGCGTGTCCAATTCTTTCTATCCATTTCGAAGCTAATTTTAGCATCTATGGCTTTTCTAAACTTATCTACCTCTTTAGAGTCTATGGTTACTTTACCCTTTTTAGCAAGTACCTTGGCAAACGCATTAGCAACGTTAGCTGCTTTAGTTGCGTCACCCGCACCATAAAAAGTCACCATGTTCTGGTTCTTAGCTGCCTTCATTAGGTCAGACCAATCTAAGTCTAGATCTTGTAATTCAGGTATAGCAAGGAACTCAGGATCATTAACAGTTAGTTTAGCGATTTCATCGTATAGCCTTTGCTTCTCTTTAGTTTGTACAACATTAGATAAGTTAGCGGCTGCTTTGTCTCGGGTAGATAACGCAATGATTTGAGCACCAGACGAACTAGCATCGTTCTCAATCATCATTTTAGTCTTATAGTTTGAAAGCTTTTTAATATCTGCCGGACTCCAGCGAGCTTTATCAGTGTACATTTTACCATCCATATGGCGGTATATACGAGTGTATTCTAGAGCAAGCCTAGATACTTTCCCGATATGTTCATCATCTAAGCCCATTTGGTGTGTTTTAGAAATAAACTTTCTGACCTGACCTGCTCTTTGTGCTTTCTTGTCTAGCATATAGCTACCAAGCTCTAAGAGATCTTGTTCGATATCTTTAAAGGCATTTAGCCTTCCCTTAACGGTAAGAACCTCGGTAGCCTTTCCCGTAGCAGCACCAATCTGTGTCATAAGTTCTTCTACAGCGTCTGGTGTAACAGATACACCTTTAGCAGTATTTAAGAATGGCCTTACAGTCTCCCCCTTAGTAGGGGTTAGTAGTCCACGGTGATAAACACGC